AAGACTTTCATATGTGCATATAACTTATATAACTCAGTATCGTTTGAATATGCAGGTATTGTAGAAGCCGCTGTGAAAACAGTAAGCGCCCCCAATAGCGTAGTGAGTCGCAGGCGAGCCATCCGCAGTTGCGGCTCGCGAGCGCGACCATAGCGTAGCACCCTAGTCAAATATCGTTTCATAGGTTGTTCACACATCTTTATCCACAGGCATGTGCATAGCCCTAATGTGTGATGCGAGCATCCTGCTAACTTCTTTTTGGCCATCCAAGAAGCCATAAGCCGATTTTAGCGAATAGCCGCAAGGGCAAGTGTGCATCCAATCCATAAGTTGATTAGGGTGAGGTTCAGGCTCAGGTTCAACATCGATACGCATAACACCTAATACACCACAACCCATACACTCCAACACGTGTACATCGGGCGGCAGGTTATCGGTAACGGTTACTATTTTGTGGTTTTGTATTTTCTTGCATACTCGGCAATTAGTCGATGCTGTTGCCATGTGTGCTACTCCTTAGATCGCTAATAGGGAATAGGTCGCGCTGAGTAACCCAGTAATTATCTTGGCCTTTATGGTGAAAACAGGCCTGCCTAGCCATGCTCACAGGTATCCAACCTGCTATGTAATACGCCGGGCTGCGACCAGTAACCAATACGGCCACATCTTGCTGCCTATCGGTTTTGTTGATTATCAGGCTGCCGTTGTCGTACTTAGTCCATTTGACTTCAAGCCTGCTACCTACATCGGCTTCATTTTTAAAGGTGTTGAGCGTAGGTTTAAAGTTGCGCAGCCCAAAGAATTGGGCCACAGCCATCTCAGCACCTACAGCCTCAGCGTTTTCACCTATAAATTCATGCAGGCTAATGCCTTTGTTAAACCTGCCTGGATGATCGGGGCGGCCTTTAAGGGCGTAAACCCGGGCAAACCCCACTTGATGTGCCTCAATCTCTTGCGCGTAATCAAGCACCACGCGGTTCATTGTTGGCAGGCCAAGCAAATCCATAAGGTGTTGTACACATCTTGGCCATGTAGTTTGGGTGCAAAATGCTGGCCTTTGTCGCACCACTCGATCGCAGGCGGCACAACCTCATCGCGTAATTCTGTACCGTCTTTTTCAACGCGTAGGCGTTTGCCTGTATTTAGGTTGATTATCTCAAATTCACCCATTTGGCTTTACCTCGCTAATGATTTTGTTTAAGCGTTGATGTATCCGCAACAGGCATTTATTTTTATCCTCTGATTGGTTGAGGATGGCATTAGTACTCATGCGGATGGCGCTGAATTCCAACGATGTTTTATCATCCTCATGGGCTTGCTTCAAAACCATCTCAATCATGGACACGGCAAACTCCAACTGCCTGATGCTGTTCATAAAGGCGCGATCGCTCATTACTTCACCCACTCTGCAGGGCATTGTGGCTTTGTAGGAGAAGCACAAACCCATCCTTTGTAGGCGTTCCCAGTTTTGCTGCTTACGCCTTCCTTCCAGATGCGCCGACCATGTGAGCATGTAGGCACGGTTTCGGTAATCTCACCACCTAATTGGGTTTTAAGCATCTCAACGGCTGAGCCAATCGATACGGCACTGCCTTCGGCCGCTGGCACGGTTGCCCAAACATCCACGATTGGTGCATTTTCCACCTGCTCCATGTTTTGCTTCGTTGCCCGGGCTTCCACTGGCATAAGTAGGCTAATGGCACGGCCAATGGCCGATGTAACTGTGTCCTCAACCATCCAACGCTTCATATTTTCGCGGTAAAAGTCTTGACGGCCAAAAGCGTAATCCACGGCGGCTGGCACAATATCCTCATGTTCCCGATAAACGCGAGCGCGTACCAAGATGTAACCCTTGACTAGATCACACTCCACAATGTCGGTTTCAATACGGCCAACAGGGTGTGCTGCTCTGAACCGCTTAATGCGAGCGTTTACATCCTCATATTCATCAAAGTTAATCATTGAGACACCCGGCGATCTGCACCAATGCGCATACCTGCAGCGCGGCCACGTAGGTATCCATCCTTACGGCCTGCAGTTACTCCCATTGAGTAAAACACAACTGCCACGCCTAGCGTGTACAACATAGCCCACGCAAACAACATTTCCATATCCATTTTAGCCCCTTAGTTTAGTTTTATCCTGGCCTTCCAACCATTACTAAAAGGGTAAAGCGCAGCACCGACATAAAGCAAGGTTAGACACGCCAAAGTCTAAGGTTTTATTTCCTCATCCTGTTGTTTAGGCTTAGATTTAAGGCCGTTACCAGCCAGTACGCCACCTAAACTACCTGTTAAAAAGATCGTTAGCGTGGTAAGTAAATCGATAAACGCTCGATCATTGGGCGCTTGATTGCCAATAGGCTGAGTTACAAAAATAAGGGCGTACAGCATCCCCAATACGCTAAAAGCAAAGACCAGGGCTAGTGTGCATCCAATAAACACAATTAGCCTGGCATGTAACTGCTCAGGTGTTAGGCGCTTCATATACTTCTTTTGGGAGTAAATCCCGGGTGCATGTACCCACCACTTCACAGGCAGGCGGTTGGCACTCAGCATTTGCCCAGTTTTCGTATTCTTGGCACTCATATCTCACCCATCCTTGATAACCGCACCCTGATAGGAGCAGCGAAAGGATTACCGCCCCTATCAGTTTGTGCATTACTTACGGCCTATGCCAAACTCTTTTGCTTTTGGGTCGATGGCTTTTAGTGCAGGCCCTATTGCGGCTGCAATAAAGGCATTGGCTAGTGTGCGTGGATCGGTTACACCTGCCATGTAAAGCGCAGCCACGGCTGCTACCGCAGCGCGGCCATAACTTAGTGCTATTGCTTTAATTTGCTCCTGCATTTTTGTCTCCGTCTAGCCCTAATTTTTTGGTTAGTTTTCTTGCCTGCTCTTGATTAATGGATACCTCAAAGTGCATCTCATCCTTACGGTTGCGGTAATCGCCGCCCCATGTAAGACCATATTTTTTAGCCAGGGCGCGGATCATTGGCACTTTTTCCGCTGGAAATGTACCGATCTTGCCTAGCGCGTGCTGTGTGGCATTTAGGTCAATGGCTGTACCGCTACTGTGGCACGATAGTTTGTCTGTTGTACCGCGTACCATGCGAAAGGCATAAGCCCAATCATCTAATTTACCTTCATCGATCGGTTCAATAAGCGCGTGGAATTCTGCAGCAAATGCAGCCAGTAGTGGCCCGGCATCCTTAGCGCACCTGATCTTGATAGCCGTGCCTTTAATTGGAAATGGCTTTACGCCTATCTCTGCCTGGTCTTTACTGGCAGGCCAGCCGTTATAACTGGTCAGCATCTAAATCACACCTCTGGCAATTCCATTTGAATAAATCATTTAGGAATAATTCTTTATGACCACACTCAGGGCGCGGTGCTATAAAAGCATCTGCATCTGCATCATAGGTATAGCCGATGCCTGCGTAGTTATAGCGTATGTTGCCGTTGTAACTTGTACGCTTACATGTCTGGCCTCGGTAATTGCCGTACCAAGTCTCTGGGTCTAAACCGTCAATTACTTCGGTTTCATCTTTGCCAACAATTACTTCGGTAACTATATTGTTTTCATTTAAAAATGCGTAATGAGCCATTAGACAGTTACCGATCCTGTTCCCGCTGTAAATGTGTAAATTTTGTATCCACCAGTAGTTGTTAATGTATAAGTTAAACCACCGCCAATAGATGTTAAATCTGCCAAACTATCTGCATAACGAATAATTACAATTCCTGAACCACCAGCAGATGCGACAAACGCGCTATCTGCGCCACCACCGCCGCCGCCTGTATTTACTGTGCCTGCTGTTGATGCACCTAATGCTGCACCAGCACCACGGCCGCCGCCGCCTGTGCCACCAATACCGCCATCTTGAGCGTTACCTGTGCGGCCTGCGCCACCACCGCCGCCGCCATAAGTTACAGAACTACCAGAAATTACAGTTGCAACTCCGTTTCCACCATTACCTGCCGGGCTTGATGCTGTACCAACAGCATTACCGCCAACTGCGCCTGCGCCACCGCCGCCGCCTGAGGATGTAGATGTACCACCACCATAATTAGCATCACCACCTGCATAACCTTGATTTGCAGTACCAGCGCCGCCAACGCCTAAACGAGCGCCACCGCCGCCGCCAGAACCACCAGTTGCACCAGTGTTTGTAGTAACACCAATACCACCAGTACCACCGCCTGTAGATGTAATTGTGGATAAAACTGAACTTGATCCATTGGCATCTACCGCGCCGCCACCGCCAACCGTTACTGTAAATGGTGTGCCTTTAGTAACGGCTAACGCACTAGGTAATGAACCGCCGCCGCCTGTTGCAGTTACGGTACAACGCAAACCACCTGCGCCACCACCGCCACCCCAAACGCTTGCACCACCCGCACCACCCGCAACTACTAAATAATCTACAGATGTTGGTGAACCTGGCGCGCCACCTCGCAATAATGCTGGCAATAAATTAGCGATCATTAAGAAACCGCACCTACAACATACCAAGTATCTGTGCCAGTTTTGATGCAGGCTGCTGATCTGTACTGTGCAAGGGTTGGGCTGGCTGCTACTGCACCGCTACTTAACACCGTAGTAGTGCCAGGTGTTACCGCGGATATTGTCGTAACGCCCACGCCGATTGATAAAACTGTAAGCACCGTGCCGATGGGAAATGCCGTAGTAGCGTTAGTTGGAATTTTAAAGGCTATGGCCGTGGCCTTATTCATTAAAAATATCTCTTGGTAATTGTCGTTGGTAGTCGCTGTGTAATCGCCTGTTTGTGTTACTACATCAAATTGCACTAGCGAGTTCATCGTGGATGAAGTCAGCACATCCCCGGTTACGGTTGGAAAGCCTGATATTGCCATTTCTATCTCCTTAGTAAGAAAGCGTGTTAGTACCTAAAACGCCATACTGTGTGCTGTTCAATATAAACGAGTCTAAAATAGGTTCTAGCGTAGTAAATTGTACGCGCCACCTATTCGGGTTGATGCTCATAGCCACACCAAAGATTTGCAGGGTTTTGACTAGGCTAGTTGAGCCTGGCTGAGTAGTCTGTACTGTGATTGGGTCAAAAAAATCTAAATCTAAGGCTGCAACTATGCCTGCATCGTAATCAGGCGTATAAAGGTCTAGCACAATGGCATCGCACCGCACGCTAGTTTCAGCGCGGCTTGCCACATAAGCCCGGGCATAATCCAAAGCCACGGCATCGGTCTGCATTAGCAGGTCTGATTGGGTATAACTATGCAAAAAGTATTTATCAATCGATGCCTGATTTGTAGCCACCTGAGTACTGCCGCCGCTGCGTGTGATGTTGGCCTGGTTGTAAATAAGCACATCGTTTAGCACCCAGGCTGCATCAAAGTAAAGCAGGCCAGGTGAGCCATCATCGGTGAAAACTGTAGGCGTGGCGGCCACGCTCGATGAAGTAAGCGCACGATCCTGAAATACAAATGAGCCTGTGGCATCTACATAAAAAGCGCCGTACTCGCTGGTCGAAATGGTTTGGCATGCCTGCAGCGCCGTGCGCGCTGTGCCTGGATCAGCCTGCATAGTGGTCTGCCCGGCATCAATATCGCGCATGGTTGCAGGCCAAGATATAGCATCCAAAATATCATTGATACGCGCACCGCTTAATTGGCCAGCGGATGTATCTGGCACGGTAGTTATTTGTGCATTTTGCGCCAATCTAAAAGCATCTACCGCTGTAATGGTTGTGTAAGTAACATTGTCGTTTGACTCCTGCGGTGTAATGGTTTGGTAGCCAGTAATAAAACCGCTAAAAACAGGATAAGTAACGCCGTTATGTGTGGCAGTAATTTGTAGTTTACGCATGGGATTAAGCAGCCCTGCGTAAGGCCCTGTTAAATTTTGTGGGTTAAAGTCTCCGTTTTGATCCACAATCCGCATGGTGCAAGTACCAGTTTGGAATTGATCGGCCTCAGCATTACGGCCGCGGCGCGTAGTAACCCCATCAACCTGGCTAGATACATCAACAATTAGCGCAGCGTTATCTGCCAAAATGTTTGTGCCAATAATGCCCTGACCAATAATCATGGCCTGTGCAAAAGCAGGGCCAGTACCAAAGTTAATAAAAGCGTTTAGCGTAGGTACTGCCATTATGGAAGCGCCCCTGCATAAGATAAGTTATCGCCCATACGGTTTAACTTTTGAATTACGCGCTGCATAGTTTCCGTTAGTACATCCTCGCTACCAAGCGGTGTATTAATTGTTATGTTATTTACTCCACCGATTGATGAACCTGGCACTGCGGTACGCAATCCGCTAATTGTGTTTAGGTATTCGGCTAGTGTGCGCTCGCTGCTTAGGGCTATTGTCTCAGCGATTGTTGCCGCTTCATCGGCAAACGCGGCTGCTAGGTCTGCCTCGATTGCGACCGCCTGCGCTAATACCGGGTTAGCCATGCCTGTATTTGGGTCGATTGCACTGGCTTGGAAATTCTGAATAGGAGCGCCACCAAGCGTAATAGTCTTTACTCCCATAGCGGCTAAGCGTGCGGCCTCAGCCAAGTTATTTAAGGATATGGCTGCAAAGTATTCTGCCTGCATCTTAACTGCATTGGCTTTATCCAACTCAGCCATGCGCTTGGCTGCGCTGTTAGCATCCTCATCCATGATTGTAAGCAGGCTACGGATGCGTGCTTTTTCTGCCTCATCTTTTGAGTTGGCTAGGGCTGTTTCCAGGTTGATGCGGTCTACATCAAACTTCTTTTTAAGCGCATCTAATTCGGCTTGCTTCTTTTTGTCGGCTAATTCAGCCGCACTTAATTTTTGTTTTTCTTTTTCTGTTGTATTTTGCTTTTTAATTGTTGCAACAAGTTTGGCGCGCTCGGCCTGCTCGGTTGTAAAGTACATCGATGTAGGGCTATATGGCGCATTTTTTATGCGTGCTTCTTTACCAACACTGGCTAAATAGCCACTATTCATAAATGCACTAAAACCTTTGGCTAGTAAGCCCCCAGTTTTTGTCTCGTTTTTAAATCTGCCAAATAATGTTGATACGCCAAGCAAAGCATCGGATGAACTTTGGGCAAACTTTTCCATTTCCTCTGTTGCCTTAGTAATGCCATCAGCATCGCCAAGCGCCGAGATGCTATCCAATATGCCTTTGCCAATAATTTCTTTAACATTGGCAGATGAAACAGCAAGGGCATCCATCTGGCCTGCATAAGTCTTTGTTGCTGCTAGGCCTTGCCCTTTAAATCTTGCGCTAAGCGCCGCTGTAATCTGCTCCATATCACCAGTTTTTAATATGGTTTTATCTAAACCTGCGCCGAGTCGGCTCAACGCTGTAGTTTGCCCTGAGTAACCTTTTGCTAATGCGCCGCTAACGCTAGCCAAATCTTTTGTTGTGCCGCGCGATACATCTAAAGCAAGTTGCAGGCCTTTTTGCGCTGTTGTAACTGATCCAGTGGCATTAAGTAAAGTTTGAAATGCCGGGCGTAATTCATCATCCAGCACATTGTAAGTGTCTTGCATCCTGGCAATAAAGCCTTCAGTAGCAATACCAGCAAAACCATTACCTGTATTTTGTAAGGCTATGGATAAGGATTTGGCTGCTTTCTCATCGGCTGCAAATGCCTGTACGGCGGCCTTACCAAACTGAGTAATTTTGCGCACGGCAAACGCCGCTGCAAAAGACTTGGCCAACATATTGGTAGTCTTTTGGAATTGGGTAAGTTGGCGCTCACCTTTTTTAAGGGCTGTGCCGTTCCATTTGGCTACTGCACTAACTACTAGATTTGCCATTATGCGGCCATCCCATACGCGTTTGCTGTGTGTTTGGCATTGAATTGAGCCACTGCGATGTTAATAGCCAGGTTTACTGCGTGTGCTGCGCGCCCTTGATCCTCAGCCCATGCACGGTAGATAAGTCGGCCGCGCTGATCTGTGTTACCAAATCTAGGGTCGATCGTGCCACGGCTACCGTATAGCGGCCCAAGCGGTGCTAAAAATTGACGGCCTGCATTTGGGTTTAGGCTGTTCATATCTTTGGTTGTGCCGCTTGCTACTCGGTACTTACGCTGCGACTCCAATTTATGACGGCTTGAAACTATGCGAGATGCTGGCCTGCCGTTTGGATTTACACGCCCCGATGTCTCAAAGATTGCACCGCCTGGTGAATTGTTAGCAACAAAATAAGCAACCTGCCAACGCCGCCTAAATTTTGCCCCTGCTATTTCGCCTTTATTGTTAGCGCCCTGCCTATAAACGATGCCGTCTCGGGTTTCGCTTTGATCGTATTTAGGGAAAAACCTATGGCCTCTTGCCGCGGTCGATGTATTGGCTGTAGTCCAGCCGCTAAGCATCTCGCTATTGCCAGGTGCAAATGCCCGGGCTTTATCTCGGATGGGTAGCATAGCGCCGCGTATCTGTGTGTTCATCTGCTTGGCTAAGTCAGGGTCGAATTTACGCATGGCTTTAAGCGTGCCTTGTACGCCTGTGATGTTTACTGGCACTTGCACGCTCCCTTGCTCGATCTCCTAGTACTTGCAGTACTGCTTTAAACATAACTTCATCCATAGCCAGGACTTGATCGGGGCTAATTTTTAACTCAACGGCTAGTGATGCCACCAAGTAAGTAAACGAGCCCCGATCTATCCTTTTGGGTTTTCATCCTCGATTACCTCAACTGAGATAAGCGAGTTTAAAAAATCATCCCCAAACGGCGGTATTACTTCTGTACGCATTAGCGCGTTGTGAGCCAAAAAATATAGATCGCTATTTTTCTCATGCTCGCGCAACTGCTTATACAGGCCTTGACCACAGTATTTTTCAAAGGCCACCTCAACCACTGGGGTAATACTTACAATAGTTTCCCCAGTAGCCCTTACGATTTTTAGCCGTGCCATTGTTTGCCCCTTAGTTAAATGAACCTGTTGTCGCGTATGCAACCGCGGATGTGCAAGTAAACGTCATCGATGAGCGTGCATAGTCCTCTGGGCCGCCTGTACCAACAGGGGTTAAATTGTTGATCAAAATTGAGACGGTGTACAAAGGGTTGCTTGCGCTAATGACGGTTGCTGAAGCAGCGCGTACTGGCACGATCAAAGCAGTTACGGATGTGCCGTAAGCAGCCTGCAAAGTTGCCTGTACTTTTGATGCAGCCCAATCGTTTAGGAAATCCACCTGCAGTGTGCTGGCTTCCAAACCCTTTGAAAATTGATGAGATGCCGCCCCCATGCTTGTAGTCTCGACTTCGTCAAAGGTTTGAGTTAGCGTAATTGATGTTACATACTCGCTTAAATCAACGGTGGCAATTTTCAGGCCAACTTGATTATCTAAATAAATTGCCACGGATTATTCCTCATCCTTCTTTTTGGTTGGTGTTTCGTTTGGGATTGGCAGACCAAGTTTTTTTAAAACCTCAATATCTGCCGGGGTTATCTGTTGATCTGCCATTTTTAACTCCATGTCGTTAGTACGGTTATTTGTAAATCTGCCATAAGCAGGCTGCCACTATCTGCGTTTAGTACTGTTGGCGCAGATATTGTGGTAACGCTAAATTGGATCGCACTGTTTGCTAGTTTATTAAAAACTGCAATCATCGTATCCTCAATGCCAGCCAAATTGCCCTGGTTATCAAAGGCTGGCACGGTCATGGTTATGCGGAAATTGGCCATAGGTTGTATTGCTGCTTGGTTATAGCGACCATTGGCAGGCACTATGTAAGGATCGGCAGGCGATACGATAACTGAATTGGCCAAAACTGTTGTAGGTGGATATGCAAAAGTTTGCCATACGCCGTTATTTGCTAGTGCGGCGGCTATCGTTGATCGCAGTGCTGTGATTGCTACGGCCATGTTTAACCAACCATCGAATTTGGAGACATGTAAGGCGCTAATAGGCCTCTAATTTTGCCAATCATTGTGTTGCCCATGCGGTAGGGGCTAGGGTTAAAGTTATCTACACTTACGCCACCAGTTTGGCTAACTTGCCGGGCTTGAAAAATATCAACTGCCAAAATCATGGCAGCCTCGCGCACGCTGGCTGTGTTTACATAAGCAGCGGTTTTTGTGTCTGCACCTTCGGCAGTGCCATAAGGCAGTACGCGCCTAAAATTTTGGTTAGCAGCGGTTTTTGCATATTGAATAAAACTATAACCTTGTGGATTTTGCCAATAACTTAATTGCAAATTAAACGCTGGCAAGATGTTTGCTGTGCCTGTGCTAAATGGAATTGTGCCTGTAATTGTGTAAGCACCGTTAAATGTTGAACCAGCCCCGGCAATCGTTACTGTTTCCCCAACTGTAAATATACCGGGGTTGGCCAACATAACAGTTGCAACATTTGATACCAGTGCTGTTCCCACAACTGGCGCTGAGTCAAACCAAAGGAAGGAGTTGATTTGATCTTGTGCCGCCTGGCAAACCTCATCAAGCGTTGCATCGGTGTACAAAGTGCCAATACCTAAATTAGCGCGCAGTTCTGCAACGGTTACATAGGTGGCTGCCATTTTGTACTCCTTTACTTGTTAAGGTCGGTGGGCCAAAGGGCTAATGACCCACCGACTTCTTAGGGGATTAGTTCAAGTTAAACTTGACGATACCGTTAGGCATTTTTGCAATAGTGGCCATGTAGCCATAAATTGCAACCTGTACCTGTAGGTTTGAAACTACATTTACAGACATGTAATTTGTCGCGCTGCGGTATACGGTAAATGCTTCAGGTGCAAGGATTACCGCTGAGTCATCAATAGTTGTAGTGGCTGCAAAGTTCTTATCCACATACAAATCTAAACCAAGCACATTACCGCGAATTGAACCAGGCTGTACTGCGCCGCCTGCGTTCATTGGCTGTGATGCTGAGTAAATTGGTCGGCCTGTGCTATCTGTAGACCCCATGAGAAGTTGCCATTGTGATCCGTTGGCGATGTAGTTATTTGCAAAAAATCCTGTTGCTTCGTAAACCTTACGAGCAGCATCGCTAGCAAATTCAATAACACCATCAGATGATGCATCGCAACCTGATGAGTACTGGCCTGCAGCAACAAGTGCAGCAAGTACAGTTGTATCAAGTCGTGTTAAATAGGCGTTCTGAAGTTGTTGGGTCAATTCCGCATAAAAATTTGGGTCAGACCGTTCAAGCAATTCAACGCTGAGTGTATTCATACCTGAATACTTATTTACTGTACCTGTTAGGTATGCAGTTTCCATACCAACATTTGCTACTGCGCCTGCTTCGGCTTCAACAGTAACGCTAGGTGCAACGCCTGTACCGCCGCCTGCAGATGTAACCAATGAAGGCACATTTATGGTCATGCCCTGGTTTGGCAAAATTCCCTGGCTGCACGCATCAATGGCAGGTGTGCCAAAGCGTGTGTTAGTTGGGAATTCTGAAAGGTACTGGGTCGGATTAAATGCCGGGTTGGTAGCAAAACTATCATCTGCGGCAGTTACATAAAGTTTGGAGTCCTCGTTACCAAGTGCTGCTTTAATTTTATGCTCTGTATATGCACCCATTGATGTAATAGGTGTGCGTACGGTCTGGCTGTTTAGTACTGAAGGTCGGATGATTTTGCGGGCTGCTTCTACTGTTGGTGCAGCCACTTCCTCGGTCTGATCCTCGTTTGGAGTTTCGGGGGCTGTAGACACAGCGGCCTCGCTTTCTGTTTCTGTTGGTTGGGTTTCGATCTTTGCTGTTTCGCTTTCGCTTGCAGCAATTCTTTGCACGGCTGCTGACGAAAATGCCGCTGACTCAACAAGCGACACCTCGCGCAAAGTAGCAGCCGTTACCAGGAGATAATCGCCTTTTGGCTCTGATGCAGATACTTCCACACCAACGGATAGGCCATCCATCAACTGCTCCTGGGCTAGCAAAATTGCATCTGAACCGGCGGTGCTGCGACTTACTGAAAAACTTGCATACATGCCGTCTTTTTTTGACTCAACACTACGCATGCGCCCTACAACTTTTGAGTTGTCGTGCGACATTAACAATTTAACTTTATCAACATTAGGGATGTTTATGCTGCCTTCTTGAAAGACAACCTT